AAGCGGGATTCAACCATCAAACATTGAATATGACTGCACTTTACTGGAGTGTCATGTCGATTTAGACCTTCCGGGGTACGAAGACAAGGACGAAAGCGATGAAGAGACCGGAATCAAGGTCCCCTACATTGTAACAATCAGTGAAGATAACGGTCAGGTGCTGTCTATCCGCCGTAATTACGGTGAAGATGACCCGTTAAAGGCTAAAACGCAGTATTTTGTCCACTATAAGTTCCTTCCGGGCTTCGGATTTTATGGAATGGGCTTAATTCACACCATTGGTGGCCTTTCTAGGACTGCAACTGCTGCATTAAGGCAATTAATTGATGCTGGAACCCTTTCTAACCTCCCAGCGGGCTTTAAAGCCCGTGGGCTGCGTATTAGGGACGATGATGACCCTTTACAGCCCGGAGAATTTAGGGACGTAGACGCTCCCGGAGGAGCTATCAGGGACAGTTTACTGCCTCTACCCTTCAAAGGGCCGGATAGCACGTTATTTCAGCTTTTAGGCTTTGTTGTAGACGCTGGACGGCGTTTTGCCACTATAACCGACATGAAAGTGGGTGACGGCAACCCGCAGGCCGCTGTGGGCACTACATTAGCTATGCTTGAACAGGGAACCCGCGTAATGAGTGCGGTTCATAAGCGTATGCACTACGCCATGAGGGTGGAATTTAAGATTTTAGCCCGGGTAATGGCCGAAAGCCTGCCTCCTGTATACCCTTATTCGGTTGCTGGAGCAGATCAACAGGTAAAAGCGCAGGATTTTGATGACCGTGTAGACGTTTTACCCGTGTCCAATCCTAACATTTTCTCTCAAAGCCAACGTATTACACTGGCTCAAACAGAACTTCAGCTTGCTATGCAGGCCCCCGAGCTGCACAACATGCCTGAAGTCTACCGTCGTGTGTACGATGCGATGGGAGTGCGGGATATTGATAAGATTCTAATTTCGGAAACGCCAGACGATATTCTTCCAAAAGATCCTTCCATGGAAAACATGGATGTCTTGGAGAATGGCGCACTTCGAGCTTTCAAAGGACAAAATCATCAAGCGCATATGATGACTCACTTGTTGTTTATGACAGGGGGTGTAGCCGCGCAAAACCCACAGATTCAACTGAAACTAACCAAGCATTTGACAGAACATGTGCGGTTGCAGGCGGAGGAACAGGCTGAGCAAATGTATGCACAGCAAAACCCCAACGCTGGTCAACAGGACTTGTCTCAAGATTTGCAATTCCAAGCCTTGGTTGCCCAGATGGAAGCGCAAGGAACGCAACAACTGCGGGATCTGGGAATGCAGGTAGCTGGCGCACAACAGGGCGAACAGCAACAACCTGATCCGTTAATCGCTTTGAAACAACAAGAGCTTCAGATCAAACAATCGCAGGTTCAAGGCGATCTTCAAAAGGATCAAGCAGAGCTTGCTATGGATCAACAGCGTATGCAGAATAAAGCTTCTGAGTTCCAGCAGCGATTGGCTAGTCAAGAACGCATAACTGATGCCAAGATTGATGCGGCACGGGAAAGAGAAATTTTACGACAAAGAGGTAAGCAATGAGCGCAGTTAAAATACACGGGGCACCAATAAAGGAACCGCCTAAACCTGTAGCTAAAGCTGTTATACAGGGGCAAGGCAGTATTCCGTATCCTACGCCCAAAGAAGAAAAAACCCCTAACGTTAGCGAAGGCAAGATTTTTCGTGGTAAAAAACGAGGAATGGGTGCGGCAGAAAGAGGTAGTCGCTACATAAGCTGCTAATGTTTAACCTCTAGCATCGAATCAAATGAATGAAAGGCACAATACTAGCTTTCATGTTGATCACGGTAATAGAGGGCAATGTAGCGCAGGGTTCAGATCAAATGCTGTTTCGAGACATTCATCGATGCCAACAGTTTGCCTATTGGATAGAGCATAATTGTAGGGATGTTCGTTGTAGAGGGGGCATCAAACAACACAACATAACAGCCTATTGTAAACCCGTTATGGCTGCAGCTAATCAAAAATTCTGGGATTAAACATGAGTATATATAGCGGTTTGTTTTACATACATGAAGAAAAGCGGTTTGCTCGATGGGATGAGTACATGGAGTTTTATCGTCAACAACGGTTAAAAGAAAATGGCTAAAAAACTACAACAAGATTCAGTTTGGGCTAAATATGACATCGACAACGATGGTACTGTTAGCGATGAGGAGCTAGAGCGGGCAACTCAAATGATTGAATTAGACTTGCGCGAAGAAAAGCAAGACTCTCAAAGACGTATAGCTTGGGTAGCTATGTCTTCAATGGTGTTATATTCACTGTTACCTCTTTTACCCTTTGTCCCAGAAGCTCGCCTCTCAACCTTGTCTTCTCTAAGCGATATGTTGTTCCTTAGCCAAGCCAGCATAATAGGTCTTTATTTCGGCGCAACGGCCTATATGTCACGCAAACCATAGGGGTTTACCGTGATAATTGAAAGCGTAGCAGCGGCAGGTGCAATCCTGTCTACCATATCTACCGCCATAAACAAATTAAACGAAGTTGGTGATGGAGCCAGCAAAGCGGTTGAATTGATGCAAGGTTTTTCGGACGCTTTAGATTCTTTTGAGCGTGAAAAGAAAGACTCGGTAATCAGCAACCTTAGCTCACAGGAGCTTTTAAAATTGGAATCAATTAAACACAGAAGAGATCAGTGGGAAAAATCCCTGCATGACATGCTGGTCATCCATGATCCAGCTTTGCTTCAACGATGGGATGACGCTAAGGCAAGACAAAAAGCCAATCATAAACGTCAGATGGAAGCTATTAGAGCCAGAGCGGCGGCTAGAAAAAAAATGCTTCGTCAAATATATTTAATTATGGGGGTGAGTGCCATTGGCATTCTTTGTGCGTTTATTCTAATTGGAGGGGTCATACTGATCTTTAAATAATGGGTTTTAAATTAAGTGCAGGATTAGGGTTGGCTTTACTACTTTTAGCAGGGTCATTTAAAATGTATTACGATAAGACTCAAGCTGAAATAGAGTCCTTTCATTTGCAACTTGAACGGTCCATTCAAAATCAAAAGATGCTTGAAGGCACCATTGAGCAACAGAACGAAAACTTGAAACAAACCGTTGAGAACCATGAACTTATGATTTCTCAAGTCGAAAGGTTGCAGAAAGAAAACATGATGGCTCAGAATGAGGTAACCGATATCAGAAAAAAGTTCTCACGGCATTCCATGGATGTATTGTCCATCAGGAAGCCAAAGTTGATAGAGAATATTATCAATCGCGGTACGAAGTCAGTACTCGATGACCTTAAAACAATCACCGATCCGTATCAATTTGATGAAGTTAAGCTTACTACTGATACTGCTGTTAATTAGCGGTTGCTCTATTTTTGGCTCAAGTCGGGATATTCCTGAAGTTAAGCCTGTGGAAGTAGTAACCGTTGTTAAGAAAGCACCTACATACCATCCCCCCTTGCCTAATGAAATAGATCCTGTGCCGGTAGAGTGGACCGTGTTAAATCCAGAACTTATGCAAGAGTATTTAGATGATTTAAACGAAGGTAATGCGCCCACTAACGTCTGGTATGCACTAACTACTAAAGGTTACGAAAACCTTTCTACTAACATGGCTGATGTAAAAAGATATTTGAGACAGGTGTTGAGTATTTTAAAATATTACAAAGAACTGGATGAAAAGGAGCCGGAAACTAATGAGTGAGCAGTTAAGAGAAATGCTTAGAAGACACGAAGGGGTTAAAAACTTTGTATATCTATGTAGTGAAGGTTACGAAACAATAGGCGTAGGCCGAAATATTGCAGACTCTGGCTTGGGTCTTTCTGATGACGAAGTAGACTATCTGCTAGATAACGACATCAAACGTGTAAAAGACGAGCTTAATGACGAGTATTATTGGTTTGGTGGGCTTAATGAAGCAAGGCAACACGCCATGATAGACCTTTCCTTTAATCTTGGTCAGACCAGATTAAGGGGGTTTAAAAAAGCTCTTGATGCTATGGCTACTGAAGACTTTGATAGAGCTGCCGATGAGTTTATGGACAGTCGGTGGGCGGAACAAGTAAAGGGTCGCGCACCAGAAGTTACCGAAATGATACGCACAGGACAATACCCTTAATTATGTATAAGATGTGGTAAGATTGTATTCGATGATGTAATATCTTTCTGCATGAGTGAAATCGATGTAGTTCAGTACACGCAAAAGGTCATTCGTGAGCGACAATCGCAAATAAATGACGTGTTGATCGGAGGCTCTGTTAAAAATATGGAACAATACCGAGAATGCATGGGTGAACTACGCGCCTTAGAATATGTTTTGGGAGAAATCTCAAGAATGTTAGAAAATCAGGAATTAATAGATGGCTGAAGCTTCAGAAGAAAAATCCGGTATTTTAGACGACTGTTATGTTGCTCCAGAAGACCGCGTGTTAGACCCTTCCCTTATTGATTCATCTGCAATAGATAGACTTCCCCAACCTACTGGTTGGCGTCTTCTAATCTTACCCTTTAGACCACCTAATAAAACAACAGGTGGTATTTATCTTCCAGATAAAGCTGTGGATGATTCGGCAATACAAACTAACGTAGGTTACGTTTTAAGATTGGGACCTCTTTGCTATAAAGACAAAGAAAAGTTCCCGGGAGAACCTTGGTGTGCTGAAAAAGAATGGATTATCTTTGCTCGTTATGCCGGTTCTCGCTTTCGTTTAAACGAAGATACTAAAGCTTCCTTTGGTAGCGAGGTTCGTATTTTAAACGATGACGAAGTGTTGGCTGTTATTCAAGATCCAAACGATATTTACCACAACTAAGGATAAGATTTATGGCAAAAACCGCGCATGAGGCCGATGACGGCCAAGTAAACCTAGATTTTGATGAAGAACCGCAAGAAGTATTAGTTCAGGAAGAAGCTTCTGACGAAAAGGAAGAAGCTTCTGGGGCTGTAGTAGAGGCCGTACAAGAAGAAGACGAGGTTTCTCAACAAAGTAAGAAAGTTCAAAAACGAATTAACCAACTTACTAAACGAGCTAAAGAAGCAGAAAGAGAGCGAGAAGAAGCTTTCCGGTATGCTCAAGCCGTACAGCAAGAAAGCGAAAAACTTAAAAACCGTATGAACAATCTCGATAAAAACTATATCGATGAGTACGGTAATCGTGTTATGGCGGAGCAACAGCAGGCTCAAGAAGAATTGAGAAAAGCTATGGAAATGGGCGACACAGAGGCTTCTGTGGCAGCTCAAACAAAAATATCTCAGTTGGCGGTGGCGGCAGATCGCCATCAACAAGCAAAAGCGCAACGGGAAAGGCAACAGGCCACTGCGGAAACGCAGCCAGCTTCCGAGTTTAATGTTCCTCAACAACCGGCGCAGCCGACGCAACCAGCTCCGCAACAAGAACCCGATCCTAAAGCAGAAGCTTGGGCGGAAAATAACTCTTGGTTTGGTGATGATTACACCATGACCTTTGCTGCTTTTGGTTTACACAAGAAAATGGTTGAAGAAGAAGGGTTTGACCCGAAGAGCGACGACTATTATGATGAACTAGATTCAAGGATGAGAGAGGAATTTCCTCATAAATTTAATGAAGAGGAAACTACTACAACAACACCGCGCCGTACCGCTCAGACAGTCGCCAGTGTTTCTCGTTCTAGCTCATCTGGGCGCGGCAAAAAGGTTCGACTCTCCCCGAGCCAAGTTACGATTGCCAAACGACTGGGAGTGCCACTCGAAGAATACGCTAGATACGTGAAGGAGTAATATATGTCTGATGTTTCAAATGAAGAAATGGCGGCGATTAAAAAGACTTCTCGCGCAAAATCAAATAGGTCAGCTACGGAAAGGCGTAAGCCGTGGCAACCACCGTCTAAATTAGATGCCCCTGAAGCACCGGAAGGGTTTAAACATCGTTGGATTCGTGCAGAAGTACGTGGTTTTGATGACAGAACCAACATTTCTGGCCGACTCCGAGAGGGCTATGAACTAGTCCGCAAAGATGAATACCCTGATTTTGAAGCTCCTGTTATGGACTCCGGTAGATACGAGGGCGTATTTGGTGTAGGCGGGCTGCTTCTTGCAAGAATACCGCTAGAAACCGTTGAAGAGCGGACTGATTATTTTAGAGATCGTCACGCTGATCAACTGGAATCCCTTGATTCGGATATGATGCGAGAAAACGCGCACTCAACAATGGTGATTGACAAGCCTGATCGTCAATCACGTGTAACTTTTGGTGGTCCACGTAAGTAAGGTAAGGTAACTTTATGGCAAATCAAGAAACTGCTTACGGTCTGCGTCCTATTGGACTAACAGGAAGTGCTGCAAACTCTACGGGTGTTACGAAGTATGAAATTGCTTCTGATAACACCAACGCTATTTATCAATACAGCTTAGTAATCCCTCTCGCCGCTGGCGTGATTGATCAAGCTGGTGACACTGCTGGCGGTACAACTGCCGCGCTAGGTGTTTTGGTAGGCGTTGAGTATGTAGATTCTTCTACTAAAGCAACCGTATTTAAAAACTACTGGCCCGGATCAAACAACGCGAGTGTTGACACGAATCATCCTGTCAAAGCTCTTGTTGCTGATAATCCGATGCAAACTTTCCAAGTTGCAAGCGATGCGACTTTAACTAATCGCGCTACAGCACTAGCTGCTGTTTTTGCTAACGCAAGTTTGGGAACGTCTGCACGAACGGGTTCAACCGACACCGGTCGATCTAATTCGGCGTTGGGTGTATCTACTATTGCAACCACGGCTACTTTGCCGCTGAAAATCATGGGTATCGTTGATGACGATGCTAATAGTGATTTTTCTGCTGCGGGTATTCCGTTGATTGTAAGAATAAATGCACATTACAACTCACCGAATGCACGATTCGACTCTCAAACAACAGCCACTACAACTGGCATCTAAGGTAAAGGAGAAGATTCATGCCTATTACTCGCGCCCAACTGGCGAAAGAGCTTGAACCCGGCCTTAATGCTTTGTTCGGGCTGGAATATGATCGTTATGACAACGAAAGCGGAGAAATCTTTGAAGAAGAGTCTTCGGATCGAGCCTTTGAAGAAGAGGTAATGTTGTCAGGCTTTGGAACTGCCCCTGTTAAATCAGAAGGCAGTGGCATTTCATTCGATGACGCGCAGGAAACTTATACTGCTCGTTATACGCATGAGACCATAGCTTTGGCATTTTCGATTACGGAAGAAGCTATCGAAGATAACCTTTATGACCGACTAGCTGCACGTTACACACGTGCGTTGGCTAGATCGATGTCACAAACTAAGCAAATCAAAGCTGCTACCATTCTGAACAATGCCTTTACGGCAGGTGCTTCAGCTATCGGTGACGGCGTTGCATTATGCTCTTCGTCTCACCCTTCTCTGTCTGGTAACCAGCGTAACTTGCTGTCTACTGCGGCAGACTTGAACGAGACGTCTTTAGAGCAAATGCTTATTGACGTTGCTGGGTTTACTGATGAGCGCGGTTTAAAAATTGCTGTTCGTGGAATGAAGTTAATCATTCCTAAAGAACTTCAGTTTATTGCTGAGCGAGTTTTAAACTCAAACTTACGACCCGGAACTGCGGATAATGACATTAACGCAGTGAAGTCTATGGGTATGCTGCCTGATGGAGCGGTTGTTAACCACTTCTTGACAGATACCGATGCGTATTTCATTAAAACTGATGCGCCTAACGGCTTCAAAATGTTCCAAAGAACCCCCATTCGCACTGCGATGGAAGGGGACTTTGATACCGGCAACATGCGGTTTAAAGCCCGCGAAAGATATTCTTTCGGGGTTTCTGACTGGCGTGGAGTGTTCGGTACACCCGGAGCGTAGCGAAAGCATAGGGGGCAACGTTGTTGCCCCTTTGTTTTTTAGGTATAGTTAGATTTTATTCTGGGAATAAATAGTTCTGGCGACTGTCCCAGCAGACACTTACGAAGACGCTAGAGCAAACCCTTTCGTAAGGAGGTACTAACGTGGCACAGTCAACCTTTTCTGGCCCAGTCCGATCTCTTGCAGGTTTCATTAGTGCTGGTTCATCCAGCGTAGTTAGTTTAACCGCTGACACTTCTTTGACCGTAGCAGCTCACGCAGGAAAATTATTGTTATGTAACGACGCAGATGGCAAATTTACTCTGCCTTCTATTGTTACTACTACACCGGGAGATTCTACAGATCCCAATCAAACCAATAACTTAGGTGCAACTTTTACTTTTTTGGTAATTACTGCAGCTACAGATATGGATATTTTAACTGACGGTACAGACAAATTTGTCGGCGGTCTTTATTTAGGCAAGAGCGATGCAGCAGGAAAGACTTTCTTTTCTGGGTCATCTAACGATGTCATTACAATGAACGGCTCTACTAAGGGCGGCATTGCTGGAACTGTGGTCACAGCGTATGCAGCGGCCAGTGCTAAATACGTTGTTTCAGGAACTGTTCTTGCTTCCGGCACGGTTGTCACTCCATTTGCTGACGCATAAAGGAGGTAATTTATGGCAGGTTCAGATGTTAAAGCTGTTTTTATTACGGCTGATACGCAAGCCTTAGATGCCGATGGAATCTCGACTGCTGCTGCGGTGGGCAACAACGCTAATTTAACCATTGGCGGGGCGCTTGCTGATAGTGGCAGTTGCACCTTTAGTTCAGGGCGAATAGTTACTATTTTGTCTGCAGGTGATGACTCTGCAATTTCTTTTACAGTTACAGGAACGGATGTAAACGGAGATTCCCAAACAGAGTCAATTACTGGTGCAAACGCAGGAACTGCAACGGGATCAAAGTATTTTAAGACCGTTACAGCTATTGCAGCCGTAGGCGATCCCGCGGGGGATGTTTCGGCAGGGATTAACAACTCTGCTGCAGACGTTATATTTGCAGGAAGAACAAGGCTGAAAGGTGCTTATATTGTTAACTCCGGTACAGCGGGAACTATTGATTTTTTGATCACTTCTCCTACGGGAACAAGTACGATGAAAATTGGCACCGTAGCTAGTGCAACGGTTACCAGAGATGTTGCCATCCCGGAGGAGGGCGTTCTGTTTACAGGCGGCGCTTATATACAATATACGCAGTCAACTTTTACCACTATGACCGCATTTCATGCGTAAAAACACGTGGCTACTGTAAAGAACGTAAAAAGGCTGCCTTCTGGACGTATAGAATATCGTGGAGAAACGTTTTCTGGGTATAACCAGCCAAAGCGATCAAAAGGTGGGTCTAAAAAGTCTGTAGTTTTAGCTAAAAAAGGCGATCAGGTTAAGATGGTTCGTTTCGGCGATCCTGATATGACCATTAAAAAAAGCCAGCCTAAACGCAGAAAAAGTTTTAGAGC